TGAAAAGCAAGAATGGGTTGACGTTTGCACGGTTTATGCGCGTGTCAGCCCGTTGTCTGGCAAGTATTTATTTGCAGCACAACAAAATCACAGTGAGGTGACGGGAACTATCGACATCCGTTATCGCGCTGACATTAACGCCAAAATGCGTGCCACACATGAAGGCAAAATCTACAGTATTCATGCCGTCATTGACTTTGAGTTGCGCCATAAAGAGCTAAAACTCATGGTCAGCGAAGGCGTTAGCGAGTCTTAAATTATGGCTACTATCAGACGCGCCCCAACGGGCAACACCGTTAATGTGTACGGTTTAGAAGCATTAGAAGCCAGTATCACCACGCTTAAACGTGAAGTAGCCACCAAAATTTTAGATAAGTCCTTACGCAGTGGCATGAGAATTATCTTAAAAGATGCCAAAGCCCGCGCCCCAAGAGGCACAGAAGCGCACGGATTTAAGGAAAATAAGGCAAGAGTGATGGTTGCACCCGGCAATCTTAAAAGGTCGCTCAAGATGAAAAAACGCGGCGGCAAAACGGCAACCATTGGCAAGATTCAATTTATTATCCCGTTAGATGGCCGCGCGTTTTACGGCAAGTTTATTGAATGGGGCTGGAAAACTACAACTGGTAAATACATTGCACCTAAAAAGCGTTTTTTAGCAGAGGCTTACACCACCAACAAAGATGCCGCCTTTGACCAAGTTGCAAAAATGTTGGGTGATGAAATAAACAAAGCTGCACAGGATGCCAACAATGCGCGTTAGTGAAGCGATTTATAAACACCTACCGCCTTTATTTTTGGCAGGTGAAAAAGGTGTCTGGCCTAATGCCGCGCCTGAAGGTGTTGAATACCCAATGGTCATTTACATCGAAACGAATCGTGAACATCTTAATACTCTTGATTCTGGATTCATAGGCCACGCGAAAGTACGCGTACAAATGTATGTTTTTGCTGAAGAATTTGAAGAAGTAGAAACATTACGCGACAACATTGTCACCGTGATGCTGCAACAAACCGATTTACCAAGCTGTTTAGTGATTAGCGATCAATATCAATTTGAATCAACCGTTCAAGCACATTTGATTGTGATTGAATTTTCTATGTGGGAGCAAACAGAATGACTCAGAAGAATGTGCAACATACCCAAGGCACGCGTTTTCAGCGCGATAACGGTACAGGTTGGGACGATATTAGCCAGTGCAAAGACATTGTACCCGCCGACATTAGCCGTACCACGATTGATGTGACAACCATCGACCAATACGATGGCAGCGATCCTGACCTGTACAAGCAATATGTAGGTGGTTTGCTAGAAGCTGGTGATTGTTCTTTAGAGCTTATTTTTGATCCACGCTCTATTTCTAATCAGCGCATTATTGAGGCTGACATTACCGCACCTGATCCTATCCGTTACCGCATTTTGTACACAGACGGTACGACTGATACATTTTACGCTATCCTCAAAAGCATGAAGCGCACAAACCCGATGGATGATGTCACTCGCCAAAGCCTGACATTAAAAGTCAGCGGTAAGCCAATTTATGAAGTGGCGGTGTAACCATGAGCAAGTTAAAACTCGCCATTTTTGCCAGTATTTCGGCACTGTCTCATGAAGTTGTTGCCGTTCCTGAGTTTAACAGCCCTGATTCAACCTCAGATTTAGAGTTACACGTTAGCGTGATGAATGTCAGCGAGCGTGATGGTTTTGATACTGCTTATCGTGAAATACCAGAAGCCGAACGTGCCGCTAATTTTCGTAGTTTATTAGCCATTTTCACGGTTAAAGACACCGATAATCAGCCAGTCTTTAGCATTGGCGACCTTGCCGACGTTAAAAAACTGAACTCACTGGCGATCATGCGCTTGACTGATGCCGCGTTACGCATCAACAAAATGCTAAAAGTGGATGCCGAGCAAATAGAAAAAAACTCTTAGAGCGTCCTGACCGCCAGTTTTTGTTTTTACTGGCGTTACAGTTAGGGCGCACAGTCGCAGAGTTAGAGCAAACGTTAACGCATAACGAGCTGATGGAATGGCGCGTTATCTTTGAAGACACGCATTTTGGTGAGTTACGGGCGGATCGTCGTAATGCTGAGGTGTTGGCGATGTTGTATAACATCAATCGCGCACCTAATAAGCCAGCCATTACGTCTGATGTTTATATGCCGTACAAAGTTAAAAAGCGTGATTTAACAGACGAGCAGCTCAAGGCAAAATCAAGAGCGTTTTTTAGTAGTTTGCAATAACAAAACCTGCCCAGTGCGGGTTTTTTAATGGGTGGGATTTATGGCAGGTGTACAAATTGGCGCATTGCACGTTAGTTTAAGTGCTGACAGTGCTGCCTTTGACCAAGGCATGAATAACGCCCAACAAACTGCTGATGAAACCATGGGAAGTATTGGCGATAACGCCAAGAAATTAGCAGGTGTTTTGGCTGGTTTATTTGCAGTCGATTTAATTAAAGACCGCATTAAGGAACAAATTGATTATGCCGATGGCTTAGCCGATGTTGCCGCACGCGCTAACTCAACAGCCGAAGCATTGAGTGCGATGGAATACGCTTTGCATTTTAATGATGCAACGCTTGAGGATTATACGGGTGGTTTGCAAAAACTATCTTTGAACATGGAAGCGGCGGCTGAAGGAAGCAAAGCACAGGCTGAGTTATTTGAAACTATTGGTATTAGCTTACGAGATCAAGATGGTCAAATTCGTAATGCTGCTGATGTCATGCTTGATTTTAGTGATGTGCTGGCAAGCATGGATGATGGTGCAACTAAAACTAGCCTAGCAATGGATGTTTTAGGTAAGTCAGCAGGGCCAGCACTTTTGCCACACTTAAACCAAGGCAGTGCGGCAATTAAAGAGTTAACTGCTGAGGCTCAAAAGTTTAATTTAGTTGTCAGCACTGACGCATCAAATGCGGCAGGCCAACTTAATGATAGCTTAGATAAAATAGGATTTGCAGCTACTGGGGCATGGCGCGTGTTAGCTGTACAGCTTGCACCAATGCTAGGATCAATCAGTGAAAATATGCTCAAGGGCGCACAAGACACAAAGGTAATGGAAGGTGCGGCAGTTGCTTTATCGACTGCTATCAAAGTCATGTACACGGGATTTTCAGTTAGCGTGATTGAATTAAAAGCACTGGGTGAGCTTATAGGAAAGATTTCAGCCGTTGCTGTATCTGCGGCAACAGGTGAATTTGCTCAAGCCGCAGCTATTTGGAATGACAATTCATGGAAAGACAAAGCAAAAGTTGATTTATTGGCTTTAGGAGATGTTTGGCAAGACGCGGGTAAAAAAGCAACTGATTCGGCTGATGCACAAGCAGAAGCTCAAGCAAAATCTGCTAGAACTTTGGAGTTAGAAAAAGCATTGGCGGCCTCAGCAGCAGCCGATAAAGCTAAAAAATCAGAAAAACCAAAAGACAATTTTCAGTATGGCGGTCTCTCTAACGCGGCTGATGAATATCAAGGTATTGTTAACTCAGAAAACCTATCAATAATCAATTTTAATGCTCAAGAAGAAATTGCCGCCGCTCAATTTAGCGATATGATTGACTCAATGTTAGTCGAACTTGATGCAGCACAAACGATTGCAGGCGCACAGTGGGAAGAATTTCTTGATGGTGAGTTAGTGCAAGTCGATGCCGCAAATGTTTATAAACTCAATGCTCAACAAGATTTTATCAGCGCGTTTTTAACGGGCGATCAAAACAGAGTTAATGCCGTCATTACTAATGGCGATGCTGAATTAGAAGCCCGAAAAGCTCAAATGGCCGCTACTGTGACCTTTTTCCACGCTGGTCTAGCATCAATGGCACAAGGCCACGGCAAGGCCGCCAAAGCCGCGCAAGCAATTCAAAAAGCTCAAGCATTATACGAAATTGGCGTAAACACATACCGTGCCGCAATGGGCGCGTATGCCGCATTAGCACCTATCCCATTTATAGGGCCAGCACTAGGCGTGGCAGCCGCAGCCGCTGCAATAGCAATGGGCGCAAGTATGGCTCAAGGCGTATTAAGTGGTGGAGGTGGGGCGGGCGCAATCACAGGTAGCGCACCGCCAGCTTTATCAAACACAGGCGCACCAACCAGCCAAGCCGAACAACGTCAAACAGAACAACAAAACCAACAAGTTACTTATTTAAGAATTGGCGAAAATGACGTGCTGTTAGGTCGCACTCTTTTAGATTTGGTTGGTGGCGCATTGGCCGACAACGGCGGTGAAATTAAAAATCTACGGATTATTCCAGCATGACGACAACAGCAAACAAAGCCATTATTTGCTACGACAACTTGCTGACATCGCCCCTATTAACGTCAATCGCAGCAACAAGCGAACGATCAGGATTCAGCGTGGCCAACGCCTATGACTGGTACACAACATCGTACTGGTCGCCAACGGCAGCAAGCGGCTACCATTTTTTCACCTTCGTTTTTAGCAGCCCTGTAACAGCAGACTATTTGGCGATTTATCGGCACAATTTAGGAACTGTTGGAGGTGTTTTTTATCTCGAATATAGCCACGATAATTGGGCAACGTTCTTTTTGGCCACGCCTTCTATTACTGGCGCAACTGACAACGAGTTAAAAATAAACCTGTTTACGGCAATTACCGCGCGTTATTGGCGTGTTGTTTTCAACTTATCAACAGCAACGCCATTTTATGTGGGCGTAGTCATGTTAGGCCGTAAATTGCCGCTTTATCGGGGCATGGTGGGCGGTTTTGTTGTACCGCGTCACGGTCGTAAAAACACGATTATGAATCAAAAAACCGAAGGCGGGCAGTTCGTTGGGCGCGTTAAAACGTCTCAAGGCGCGCAGTCAAATGTCACTTTTAAGACCGTGCCGCAACAATGGGTACGTGATTATTGGGAATCCTTCGTTAAACACGCTGAATTACGACCGTTTATCTTTAGCTGGAATCACGAATTTTACCCGCAAGATGCCGCTTATTGCGTGTCTAACGGTGAAATTCCAGACATCGCAATCAATGACAATCGTTATCACGACATCTCACTACCAGTGCAATGTCTATTAAGTGGAGATACCCTGTGAACAGTGAAATTTGGAAAAAATTAGACGAAATTAAACTGCTTATTGAAGGCGCAGGGGGCAGTCCAACAGGCGGCTCAACAGCAGCATTGCAAACAGTCGGGAACGATTCTTTAGCTGCAATTGATGCAAAACTAGCAGGCACAATAGATGTCAATGTTGTTAATCAAATTGATTTAACAACTATCACCAGTCACTTATTAGACATTAAAAACAGCGTAGCGGCCATTGATGCCAATACAGACACGGTAGAGCAAAATTTGCTTGATGTTGTTACGGCTATCAATACCAACGGCACGGTTAATCATGCTGATTTGTTGGTTTTATTGGCTGAATTACAAGCGGTAAATGCGAACACAGACACTCAAGAAGCTGTCTTAAATAGCATTTTGACCAAGATCATTGCCGCCCCTGCAACAGCCGCATTGCAAACCACTGGCAACGATTCACTAGCGGCGATTGACTTAAAACTAGCAGCACCATTGCACGTTATCGTTGATAATCCTACTGATTTAACAACTGTGACAGCGCATCTTTTAGCGATTAAAAACAGTTGTGCCGCCATTGATGCAAATACAGACACGGTAGAGCAAAAGCTAACTGACACAATCACGGCTATCAATGCCAACGGCACGGTCAATCATGCCGACTTATTGTTGTTATTGGCTGAATTACAAGCGGTTAATGCCAACACTGATGGCCAAGAAGTGTTACTAGCTGGAATATTGAGCAAGATTATTGCCTCACCTGCAACATTAAGCGAGCAACAAACTCAAACTACTGCATTAAATACAGTCAACACAAATTTAGGTACTGATGGTGTTGCATCGCCAGTCATTGCAGGTACGGGCGTTCGTGGTTGGTTGCGTGCAATTTACGATAAAACAGTAACAGGGATTGCTAGAGCATGGACATTATCAAAAGCCACTGACTCAGTAACAAGTTATGATCCTCTAACAAAAACGTATGTAGCCACGTTCAAAAGCACCACTCGACCCTATTCACTAGCAACAACAATAGGTGCTAATGCAAGAGTCCAGTACGCCACTATATTCCACACAGCAGGAAGCACAAAAACTTTAAAGTTACGGCGTGTTGAGATTGTTTTGCGTGATTGCTCAGGTACAGCGATGGTACTTGCTGATGTTGTTCGTATCACTAGCGCACCAGTTTCAGGTAATCCAGTCATTACCCCATCACAAAATGTTTCTAACGGCGTAGCGGCTGAAGCAACTTGCCTTGCTTTGCCTATAACAGCAGGTACTGAAACAGTCGCTTTTGGTGGAGTAGAAATAGAATTAGGCAATACAGGCGGCGCACCAACAACAAACCCACCACCTGTACCAAGCGTTATCACACTATATGCAGACAGCGCACATGAGTCAGAACCTTTAACCATGCGCGCTGGTGTTGCCGAAGGATTTGCTGTCGTTCTTGACAGCAATGCAGCCGTAACAATCTTTGCCATCATTCGTATGGTATTTACCGAGGAGTAATTTATGGGTAGTTTGCAATCGACAACTATTAATTTAGATGGTCAATCCGATTTGTATATTCAGGCGTTTATTAATGACCCTGAAAATGCAGGTATCAAAGTAGAAGGCTTTCAAATTTACAATGAGCAAGCCTTTATTTTGTACCGTTTGCCGTTGTAATTGATATAAGGGGATTATCGTGAGTTATAGCAATGAAGTCACAAAATATGGTCGCATTCCTACCGTATTTGTAGAGTGTGACATGGACTTTTGCGCTAATACTTATGGTAACGCCCCTTGTACCGCCAGCGTTGGTGTAACAGGCGCGGCTAAGTGCTACAACACTTATGCAACGTGCCAAGATAAACCCCATTTTGTAAAAACAACCAAGACTTACCGATTTTGTGACCAGAATGCTGATTTGCCCGTGGGTATTTCTGCTATTCCGCTTCTAAAATCAGTCAGTTTTGCCAGCCAAGAAATCACACCCGGGAAGGGTTTAGGCGTGCGCGGTAGTGTCAGCGTGCGCTTAATTGATGCCCCGTTTCCTGATACCGAAATCGACCCCTATTGGCGCGAGCGTACTTATGATACGAACAATCAAGGCACGTTTTGGGGCAAGTTTAAAGCGCGTAACCCGTTTTATGAAAACCGTGTGTTACGCGTTCGCCGTGGTTATCTCAGCACACCTTTTAGCTGGACTAATTTTATCGACAGCGTTTATGTCATAGAGCAGCTTCAAGGCATTAGTAAAGATGATGGCGTGACTTTAGTCGCTAAAGACATCTTAAAACTAGCCGATGATAAAAAAGCCTTGTTTCCAAAGCCGTCAAACGGGCGATTAGCGGCTGATATTACCGCCATACAAACCTCCTTTACGCTGACACCATCGGGTATAGGTGCTGAATATGAACCAAGCGGCAAAGTGGCGATTAGCGGCGAACTTATGGCTTTTACTCGCGTTGGTGATGTTTTTACAATCACCCGTGGCCAAAGCAATACAGTCGCTGAGTCACATAAATTAGATGATACGGTACAACAAGTCGGTATTTTTAACGGCTCAAAAGTACAAGATGTTATTTATACGTTGCTGACATCGTATAGTGGCATTAGCACAAGCTATATCGACAAGCCCGCGTGGGATGCCGAAGCAACCGCAAATTTAGCTGGTGTTTTTAGTGTCGAAATTCCTGAGCCAACAGGCATAAACACCTTGGTTGGTGAACTCACAGAACAAGGCACTTGCCGTGTGTGGTGGGACGAAATAGCGCAATTGATACAGTTTAGAGCTATCAAGCCATTGCCTACAGGATTGCCGACATTAAGCGATGATAGCCACTTTTTAACTAAAAGTATTGACGTAAAAACAGATACGAATCAGCGTATTAGTACCGTTTTAATTTACTTTGCACAAAAGAAACCAACCGAAAAACTAGATGAGTTAAAGAATTACGCCTTGCGTGTAGCTACACCCAATTTAGAGGCAATCAGCAGCTTGGAATATGGCTCTAACTTAATTAAAAAAGTGCTTAGTCGTTGGTTTAAAACAACGTCTCAAGGTAGGACCAATGCTTTAGCTGATGCTTTGCTGAAAACGTATCGTGACCCACCACAGGTTTTAGAGTTTAACTTAACACCTGCTTTGCAGTTGAAAGTCGGTGACTTGTTTTATGCACAAACTCGCAAAATGCAGGATGTGACGGGGGCGATTGCAAGCGTGCCAATGGAAGTGGTATATGCTCAACCCACTGATAAAGACGATATTAAATATAAAGCGCAACAAGTGAGTACAGCGATACCTGTGGGTAATGTTAGACCTGTCGATTTTAGTGATTCATTATATGAAAGCGTGAATTTGTACGACGCTTTTATGATTGATTGGGGCGTACCTGAATCTGGAATTATTGCTGTTTTTACGGTTTATGAAAATACGTTAATCACAGGGTTAAATACAACAGATTATGCAATAAATGTTGATACGCGCTGGCCTGAAGGCGTTACGTTAAAAATAATAAACAAAGGAATTGTTGCAGGGCGTGGAGGCAAAGGCGGCGATGGTGGACGTGTATTTTCTGTCAACATCCCTGCTGAAAATGGAAGCGATGGTGGAAACGCCTTATTAGTGGGCTATCCAGTAGAAATAGATAATCTTTTAGGAATTATATCGGGTGGCTCGGCTGGTGGTGGTGGATCGGGCGGGGCTTCAATGGTTTCTTTTTCGCAAGGCGTTTATTGTGACGGCGTTAGCGGGGGTGGAGGATGGCCGTACGGGATTGCAGGAATAAGCACGTTAATCGCAACGGGTGGAAATATTATTGCAGGTTCTTTATCCACTGGAACAAACGCAACGGATATTGCGAATGGATTGGGTGGAACGGGCGCAACTATTCAAGATAACTTTGGCGATAACGACGAAGATTTTGTCAGTGCATCTGTGGGTAATGCTGGAGATGGTGGTGGGCTTTATGCTCAAAATGGCAATAATGGCAATAACGCAACTCACAGTAGTAGTGTCACCGCATTTGGATTAGCTCAAGTAGGTGCAGTAGGTGGCATTGCAGGCGATGCAATTAATGGCAACGCATTAATAACATGGATAAACACAGGTATAATTTACGGCAACATCATTTAATTAACAATTTTACTAAACAGCCTCGCATTTGCGGGGCTTTTTTATTGGAGCAACAAAATGCCAGCAAGAAAACGTGATTTTATTATCGAAAAAGGCGCGGATTTTCAACGTGTTTTATATTTAGAGCCGGGCCCTGATGCTGATATTCGCTTATTCACAGCGCGTATGCAGATTCGTGCAAGCGCAACAGGTGAGCCGTTTTTACTTGAATTGACAACAGCAAACAGCCGTATTACTTGCGATTACGGCACTATTACGCTCAACGTATCAGCCGCAATTACAACTGCAATCGACACTTCGACACTAACAAGCAAGGGAAAAGTGACAGAGCCAGCCGCCGCAGGTAAGTTACCGTTTGAACGTGAAGGCAAATTAGGCGTGTATGACTTAGAGTTAGTAAGCCCGTCAGGTATTGTGACCCAATATCTTTTTGGTCAAGTCGTGTTTGTTGACAACGTGACTCGTTAATTAAAATATTTGAGAGTATGCAATTATGAGCAATGGTGAAGTTACGACTGTTGGTATTCCGTCACTTTTTGGCTTGACGGGTACAAAAACAGCATTTCAAGATGAGGGGATTTTGCTTGGGAATGCCCAAGCCGTTAATTTTGTTGGTGACGGTGTAGTAGCAACACTAGCCGCTGGTGTGTTGACGGTGCAAATTGATGGTGGTAGTAGCTCAATAGGTTTAATCACAACGCTTGATGCAGTTACTGAGTCTGACGTAACAAACGCAGTAACCCCGTCTGTCATCTATGATTTAGATGTTGTAAAAGCCGACTTAGCAAATCCTACATTCACAGGTACTCCAACTGCACCAACACCACAAACAGAGCCATTTCCTGATAACAGCACGCAGATTGCGACAACAGCTTTTGTCAATACAATGTCAGCTCTCGCCGTAACTTACGCTAATGCTTACGCTGATGGCTTAGTTGTTAACTTGTGGGACGACAGAGGAACGTTCGACGCATCCGCAACTACACCTATTAATCCTTGGCCTGATGCAACTAATAACGGCAGCGGAATTAGCGGAGCTATTCAAACAGGAGACATTTGGACTGTATCAGCAGCAGGCACATTGACGGGTGGAGTTGCTGTCGAAACTGGTGACGTTATTCGTGCGTTAGTAAATAACGCTGGTAATACTTCAACAGACTGGGCTGTAACTCAAAATAATCTTGGTTATACTGCTGAAAACAGTACAAATAAAGTTAGTACGCTCGCTTATCACGTCACAAACAACGCAATACAGTATCCGACAGTTGAAGCTGTTAGAAACGACGTGACAGGTTTACTTTTAACAGGGTATGCCACCGCGTTAGTTAACGCTGGCCTTGCAACAACGGATAGCATTTTAACGGCTTTTGGTAAACTACAGAAGCAAATCTCCGACGTGGCTTCAGGATCAGTATCTCAAGCGAGTTTGCGGTATGTTACAGTAACTAAAGCAGCCATTTCCCCTACTATTGATTCTGCTGATGTTACCCCGACAGGAAGTAAATTAGTTGTCCTAGATTACACTGTAGCTACTAGTTGCGCCTTAGACACCCCTGATAATCTAGGTAAATCTGTCGGTGATAGCGTCAACATCATTCAAGGTAATGTAGGCCCTATAACCGTAATGGCAAGCTCGCTTATTGGAGCAAAAACAACTTCGACAACTGCTGTATTTTCGCGTGAAGGTGAAACAAAAACCTTTATCGCAGCCAGCGGCACGTCATGGCGTGTAATAGGAGCGTAAAATGTTCCCACTTGGTGTATTAGGCGGTGGAGAAGCCGCCGACCCTTTAGACATACAGTTTAATGGCCTACCTTTTATCGACGCAACAGGTAATCACCCACTGCAATATCCTGTTGGGGTAACAGAGTCGGGCGGTTCTGCTGTTTTTAACAATAACGCTGCTAATTTTATTAGTGTTTTGCGGTCAGGCTATCGTCTGCAAAATTCAATAGAAGTTAATTGTAGAGTTAATTTAACAAACAATGGCGGCCTTCAAAGCATTTGGACAATGTTGGACGCTGCTGGTGCAGAAGTTTTTCGTCTTTTCGTAACGGCAATCGGTGAGATTGGATTTTATATGGGTACGGCAATACCGGTGTACTTTGGCTTTACCTATGGTGTAAGTACCGAGTTGAAAGTTCAATATGATAAAGTCGCCCACACATTAAAGCTTTACAAGAATGGTGTTTTAGTACTTACAGAAGTAGGTGTTGCACTTCAAGCGAATGTTCAGCGAAGTATGCGTATTGGTAATTTTCGAACAGCTAATCCGTTCCCGATGAACGGCACAATGGACTATATAACTGTTGCTGAGTTTTAATTAAATCCGCTATAAGTCCGCCTCATTAAAAATGAAAGTCTTAATTTATTGTAAATTAAGGCTTTTTTATTTTGTTTATACAGTCCATCATCGGCGCGACTGATAGCACTTTATTATTGCTAAATATTTGATTTTTATATATATTTTCTAATATATCCAATTTTTTAACCCTTAGTTTTTAGCTGTATTTTGCTATATTCTTGCGTATTTTTCCGCGTTTTGCTACATTCAGTCCGCTTTTAGTCCGCTAAAATTACTGAAAAGTCCGCTTAGGAATGTAGCATGGCCACAATGTCAACAAGCAAAACAAAAACAGGATCAGCTCGTTACAGATTTGAGATACGACTCAAAAAAGATGGCATGATTATACATCAAGAAAGTAAAACGTTTAGTAGTAAAGCTGTTGGCAAAGATTGGGCAAAACGTCGAGAAGCAGAGCTTGAAAAAGATGGTGTTATTGAGGCTTATAAACATAAGGGAGTATCGCTAAAACAGGTTATGCAGTCATTGTTGACTGCTACTGAGCATAAGTTTGGCCGCACAAGAAATAGCAATATCAAATTTATGGTTAATCAGCGTATTGCTGAAATAGATATTGTATCTATTAAAACGGGTGAAATAATCAAACACTGTCAAGATCGTTCAGCCAGTGGTACTGATGGTGCGACAATTCTTCAAGATATTTCTGCTATAAAATCAGCATTAAAATATGCAAAGTCAGCTTTAGGCTTGCCAGTTTCTACGACAATCATTGATGAAGCTTCTGAGTATTTGCGTGATAATAGAATTGTCTATAAAGCAAAAAAAAGAAAAAGAAGGCCAACATATGATGAGCTTAAAAAATTAGATGATTTTTTTGCTGATAGAGAGTCAAAAAGGAATCAGGTTTTTTCGATGCGGATGGTTATGTGGTTTGCAATTTACTCATGCAGACGACAAGATGAAATAGCGACATTGCTACGATCAGATATTGATTGGGAACATCAATTTTATATTGTTAGAAATATGAAAAGCCCTGATGGTTCGATTGGCAATAATAAAACTGCAAATATGCCAAAAGCGGGTTGGGAAGTTCTTAAAGAAATGGTTGATCGAATAAAAACAGATAGTGATTTTTTGTTGCCAGTTTCCTCTGCTAGTGTCAGTGCGTCTTTTACCCGTGCTTGTCATGTTCTTGGCATAAATGATTTGCGGTTTCATGATTTGCGTCACGAAGGTGCTAGCAGGTTGGCAGAAGATGGTTTCACAATCCCTCAAATTCAACAAGTGACACTGCATGATAGTTGGTCTAGTTTGCAAATTTATGTGAATATGACAGAAAAAAAGAAGGAAAGGCTGGATTTTATTGCGTGAAGACTTAGGTGTGTTTGTTTTGTATTTTACTTATAAAACAAACACTTGAAAAAATTAAAATGTGTTATACACCTACGATAGGTGTATAACACCGAGTTATACACTAATCAGGTTCGCCAATAATTCGCCACTTTGTTGATAAAATATCCATCTTGCTTGGTCGCCAACCAATCGCCTTTTTACCGCTTGGAGTCTTTAAAACAAACTCATCATTTTGTGCGCCAATTGTCTCACCACCATCAAGCAAAATGGCAACTAACTCAAGCGTTAACTCCATTCCATTGCCATTCCAGTCATCATTTGTAGCAACAAAACCATCTTTTAAAAAGCCAACAGCTTGCCCAAAATCAAGGTTTTCTCTAACTTCATTCATCTTCGTATCCTCATCGTAAAAATAAAATCGTGTATAACTCGTAATTCAACAGGACAACGCGCCAGCCAACAGTTTCATGTTTTAAACCTTTGCGTTGCCTGTTAATAAATTGTTAGACGCTTATCCGCACAAAACTAAATCTAATGCTTGTCTTTCGCTGTTAACAATCTCAGTTATTCCAAGTTTTTGAAGTTCATTTACTGCAAACGCTTTTGCTTCTTCTCGTATGCTGTCAGAGATAACCTGCTCATTTGCATTATCAAATTCAGTCAAATCAATATTAGCCAATACAGAAAAGGCCCATATTTTTGCTGCTTTTTTCAATCGTGCTT